TTTTCCCCTGTTGAATTACCACCTGTATTATCACACAATCTCAGTTCATCAGCAGTAGTACTATTTACTTATACAAAACTGCCGTCTGCTTTGCCTACTTGACAAGCTCTTTGATAAACACTTGCAGTTTCTAATACACCACCTTCAAAAAATCTACAAGTCATTCTTTTGTTATCACTAACATTTCCACTATTTTGCATTTGTAAATAATGAACATCATAAACATTTTCTTTAATAGAAGTAAAATCAACTGCTGAAACTGTACTTGAATAAGTTTGACTTTGTATAAGCTCTAATGAGCCACCCCAACTACCATCTTTGGTTAATTGCAGTATTTCACTCGGATTATATAAACCAATATTCTTTTTTACATTATTTGGTTGAGTACCTATGTAGGCCATAAATTACCCCTTTAGGTTTGTTTCAAATAAGCTAAATTAAAATCCACACTTGAAGCTGCACTTGCAAGTCCTTGCATTGTGTCGCCTGTTTCTAATACCATTTTAGTACTCATTGTGATCGTAGTTCCAAATGGAAGTGAAACATCATTTAAGACTTTTCTTAATGATCCACCAGATTTGGTAATACTTAGATCAACAGTAACATCTGCACTAGAGCCACTTATATTAGATAAAGTTAATCCAATAACAGTTTCAGTTGTGCTTGAAGCTACTGCGTCTAAAATAGCTGTGCTACCTGTTCCTAGAACACCTTGTACTGAATGTAATGTATCTGCCATATTTTATCCTTTCCTAACTTAGTGCTATTACTAAACCTAATGAAACACCACCAGCTAATCCTGCAATATCCCCTGCTGTTGTTTTCTTTAAATTATTACTGTCATCTATATCTGCAATTAAGATTACATCTCCACTAGCTACTGTAGCTGAAGTTGCTTGTGTTGGTGCTACTAATAAAGTTGAAGAAAAAGCGCCTGAAGTAGCAGTTGCACCACCTGATAATCCTGAAGTAGATCCAGTTGTAATTGTTACGCCTGTAATGTCGCCGTCCCCTATATAAGAAGCCCAACTCGATCCGTCATAATAGGTTAATGTATTAGTATCTTTTAAATAAGCGAACATTCCTTCTTCTGGCGAGCTTATTGCAGAGCCTCTAGCAGAGCTATCTGCGAAAGTCATTATTACTTGCTCTTGTACATAATTATTAAAATCAGAAGCTGATACTAAATCTCCTGTTGTCCAGACCTTAAATCCACTTGGCATTTTTATTCCTTAAAATTGTTGTTTCTATAATCATAGCACTAAGTATAAGCGAAACGAGTACCCTCGCCAATTTTTGCTTGGCCCATAACCCAACCAGAAGATCCAGCAGGGCTTAAAGAAACTGTATATTTCCAAGTTTGATTGCCACTGCTAATTGAGTGATCAATGCTTTCTATCCAAACTTCATCAGAAAAAGTTGATCCATTTGGATTAGTTACGTTTACTTTTACTCTATCTCCAAAGCCTAAACCTAATACTTTAGGCCAAAGTGTTACATCATCTCTTGGATTTATAGTTAAAGTATCTATTCTTTCAATAGGTAAAGCTGTTTCACTTAATTTTTGCTCAATTATTGATTTAACATTAGCATCAGAAGTATTTTTAGTAGTTTCAGTAGAAGTTTTAGCAGTATATCTGCTTACACTATCTGCGTCAGCTACATATTGAGCGCTTCCTCCTGTTCTTGTCCATTCATAAACATTTAATACTTCGTTTGTATCAAAAGAAGTAACAACGTCAGTATATGGTAAATTGCTACCAGAATTATCAAAAGTAGCTTGTACATCAGTAGCTTTTGCGTTTGATAGTTTATAATTTCTATTTCTGAATGTCGCTTTGCCGTCTGGAGCCATGAATAGCTGTGCGTTTTCAGCTGTTTCACACTCTCTCATAGCAGTTAAAAGATTTGTAGTTACAGCTTGTTGTTGTATGTTTAAGGTCCCTGTATTAACATCTCTTAAAGCACTAGGAAAACCAATAGAATTTAATAATCTTGTAACCCTTACAGAAGTTAATTCAGCTGCGTCTGCATAACCTAATCTAGTAGAAACCCCTATTTCAGAGAAACCTACTTGTCCAATTTTCCAACCAACCGACTGAATTGTTTGACTTTGAAAAATTTTGAAAGCGTCAACAGCTCTAAAAGTTACAACACTGTCTGCACCTAAAGCAGGATAACTTACTGGTATTTGATCTAAAAATCCATAATATAAATCATAATTACTGCTGTCATAAGTTGCTTTAACTCTTACAGGCTTTAATGGTTGAATTTTAGTTCTGGCATTTGCGCTGTCGTAATAATGAGTAGTTTGAGTTGGATTAAATCTATTATCTGCGTTACTTAAAAGCAGTTCACAAGATCCAGCAACAAATTGGCCTAATTCATTACTTCTTCCTCGTCTTATATTGATCCCTCTTACATAACTAGAAACATCTGTAAAAGTTATTGAACTGTCAAAAGGCTCACTATCAAATCCTATCTCAACAGTTAAAGTAACATTACTATCAAACGCTACGGACATTAGATTAGTACCTTAATACCACGCCTTTGAGCTTGTATCATAGCACTTGCAACAGCAGTAGATATTTCATCACTGCTTGATAAAGCGCCACCTACATTTACCACTATAGAATTATTAGTATTTGTGATCACACCGTTAGCGTCCATTGTACCAAATCTTCCACCACCAGAGCCAACAGGACTAGAAACATCTCCTGGATCTAAAGAGCCGTCCTCACTAAAAGTTTCACTTTTTGCAGGTGGCATACTTGGTGGCGCAGATGATCCTGTACTACTTGTTCCACCTCTAACAGCATTAAGTGCTTTATAATATCCAGCTACTAAACTATCAAAACTTGCTATACCCATATCTGCAATTTGTTGCATAGCCAAACCAAAACTTTTAAGGTCTTTTTGGTCAGCAAGTGCGTCATCTAATTCTTTTTTAGCTAAAGCCATTTTCATAATGTTTTCAGGTGTATCAGCAGTTGCTTCATTTAATTCTCTATTAGCTTCAGCTAAAGCTAATGTTGCTTGTTCTAAGTCTCTTTCAGCACTTAATACGCCCTCTTGTGCTCTCTCTAAATCTCTTTGAGCAGATATTTCTTCATGTGTTGCAGAAATACTAGCTACTCTTAACTCTTCTAATTTTCTTTTGGCAAGTTCAAGTTCTTTTTCTTGAAGTGTATTTCTTTCTTCTTGTTCTGTTAATCTTTTAACAGCTTCTTCTTGTCTTAATATTGCTATTTCTTCTTCTAGAGTTACTTGTTTAGAAATTTCTTTTTGTTTATTTAAAGCTGTTTCTGCTTTAAGTACTTTTTCTCCTGCAAGTCTTACTTTTGTATCTGCTTCAATTTTTTTAGCTGCTAACTTGTTTCTTGCTTTTTCTAAATCAGCAATATTTTCGTGTATATCTTCAATAGCCTGCATAGCATTTATAACTCTGCTTAAAGTAGGTATTGCGTTTTCTTTACGCTCTTTATTTAAAGCTGCTTCGGCTTCGTCTAATTCCTCAACTGAATCAGTTAATCTATCAACTGTGTCTTTAGACATAGCCCATTCAACTTCTAATCTTTCAGCATTTCTTCTTGCGTCTGTTTGTGTTATATTAAAATCTCGTAAGGCTTTATCTACATCAAAATAAGTTTTTCCTATATTTTGCCTTCTTACTTTTTCTTGTGCTTGTTCATAAGCTTCTACTAAAGTTGTTTGTTGTTTAAAAGCTGGATTTAGATAACTTAAAACTTTAAGTAACCCGTCAAAACCTCTCATTAAGTCTTTAACATCATCAGGTGCTCTACCACTTATTACATCTAAAAAGGCATTAGTGGCTTTTATTGCGTCTAACATAGCAGGCTCGTATTGTTCTACAATAGCTAAACCGAGATCAATAAATTTATCTTTCGCCAGTCCTAATTGTGCTTTTAAACTCTCTAATTGTTTGTCAGCAACTTCTTCAGTGATCCCTGCACTATCTCGTAAAGCTTTTTCATATTCTCTAATTTGGTCGCCTGCGCCACTTAATATTTTTACAGCGTCAGCAACACCACGATTAAGTCCTAATTGATCTAAAGTAGCTGCTTTCATTTCGTCGGACATAGGGCCTAATACAGCGTCTAACTCTTCAATAATGTCTGCTACGTTTTTCATGTTGCCCTGTGCGTCAAACATTTCTAAACCTAAAGCTGCAAATTCATTTTTATTTTTAGCTGTTGCTCTTGGTATATCTCTAAGAACTTGGTTAAGTTTATCTCCTGCTTCTGCACCTTTTACACCTCTATCAGCAAAAGCTGCTAATACGGCAACACCCTCTTCTATATCTTTATTTACTACCTTTAAAGCTGCACCTGCTTTTGTAGTTAATGCTTCAGAGAATTGTTGGACAGAAGCGTTTGCTAATGTGTTCGCTTTTACTAATACATCTGTAACTCTTGTTAAATTTTCTAAGTTTTGCCCTGCGTCTTTAACTGTAAGCCCCAAAGCTGATTGTGCGTCTGTTGCTAAGTCAGTAGCAGTAGCCATATCAAACATACCTGCTTGAGCAAATTTTGCTACTTGTGGTAAGGCAGAAATAGATTGTTCAGCATTTAAACCTGCTGATGCTAAAAAGAAATAGGCTTCAGCTGATTGTTCGGCCGAAACTGCTGTTACAGAAGCAACATCTCTCGCTGTTTGAGCCATTGCTTTTTGTTCTGCAACACTTGTCTGCATGATTGCAAGTGATTGCACCATTTTATCATTAAATTTTATATATTCGCTTACAGCAACAGACAAACCTTTAGCTAAAGCTATACCAATAGCAACGCCTGCAATTTTTGCAAATTTAGCTAATTGTGCTAATTTACCTGCTGAATTTTTTGAAGAGTTGCCTAAATTATTTAATTGCTGTTTAGCAAGTTGAGCCCCTTTTGTAACTATATTTAAAACTACATCAGAACTTGCCATTATTTATTCCTTTTATTAGCTTCTGCTTGTGCCATTGCTACGTTCTCATCATTCATTTTCTTTTCCCAAATATAATAAGCTATCCAATTATTATATTCTAATGAACTCATTGTAGTCGTTAATTCCGCAACAGTCATGCCTAAGTCTCTAGCTAATCTATGTTGGAAAGCTAGATCGTGATTAGTCTTGAAATTGATCTGCCGAAACAGAGCCTCCAATACCATTTAGCGTATTTATTTCTAAGAATATATTATCAATTATTGCACTATCTTTTTTATACAATTCATCTATATCTTTATCAGATAATTTGGGATCAATAATACAAGCTTTTAATAATTCTTTTTGATAATCAAAAGCGTCAGTTTCGTTAGCTTCAACAATTCTACCTAATTCAATTTGTTTTGCTTTGCTTATTCCTTGTAGCTCAATAGAATATCCCCATTCCTTAATCTCGTAGATTTTAGTAGGAACATTAGGAAGTTCTTTTATATCTTCTAATTTTAATTTTTTCAATATAATCTCCTATATAACTTAAATTAAGTTTAGTAGAAATTAATTTTAATGTGTACCGCGAGTAACTGCACCAGATACTTGCAAATCTGCTGAATAACCAACAACATCACCGACAGGGCTTGATATTGCGTAGTTTGTCAATATTGCCTCGCCTGTGTACTTAACTTTACCTGAAGCAGTTCCCTCTGGGGAATACTCAAAAGATAAAGTTGCTGATTGTCCAACAACTGCGCCAAATATTGCGTCTGCTGTTGCGTCCCAAAGACCAGTTAAACCCATAGTAGAATCTTTCAATCCAACTATGTAAGTTTTATTACTAGCTCCTAGTACGCTTGTTTCAGCAACATCTGCTGTTTCTGGAAAGTCCACATTATTTACATAAGCTGAAATATCAGTAAGCGATCCAGATGCGTTATCTAGTTTAAATACTGAACTTTTACCATGTACAAATGCCATTTTCTCTCCTTATCCATTTCGTCCAAAACCTACAATAGCATTTATTGTCGGTGTTGAACTTCCTCCGATAGTATTATAGACACGTATGTATCTATTTATCGTTGTTCCACTATCAACATACTTGACTTGTGAAGTCGCAGCTGTTGCTTGTGTGAAAGTTATTAAATCAACATAAGTAACGTTGTCTGCACTATGTTGAATTTTTACATCTCCTGTTGGGCTTGTTCCACTAACTGATGTAACTATTAAATAAGCCCCACAACCATTTGAAGTAGATGAAGCATTGTCTTGTGCGCTACCTTGTGCAGCTGTTGTAGTGAAAGCTGAAGCAGTCAATACTGTTCCGTTCCACATTCCCTCGTCTGGCTGAACGTCTATTGAAGTAGCAACTATATCGGCTACTGGACTTGATACGCCGTAATTTACTATATTACCTTGAGCGAAAGTTGTTTTATCTCCTGTATCTAATCCGTCAATACCCATAACCAAATCAAAATCTGAGCCACCTAATAATGGTTGAATTACACCGTCAGCTGTTGCGTCAAAAAAACCTGTTAAAGAAAATGTTCCGTCTTTTTCGCCAGCTATATAAGTTTTATTATCATTTCCAAATGTTGTGCTTTCAGCTGTGTCTGCTGTTCGTGTTGCGTCTATGTTATTAAAATAAGAACTGTAATTACTTGAATTAACATAAATCTTAGTATCTTTTCCGTGTTTAAAAGCCATTATCTACTTCTACGCCTTCTTCTTCTTGTATTTCCAGAGCCGTATTTACCCATTATTCTTCCTCATCTTTCTTTTCATACCAAGCCTCATTTTCTGGTGTTGTAGGATCGTCAGCAATAAAATGTCCTTTTTCATCTCTAGCTCTTATTAGTTCCTTTTCTTTTTTCTCATCATATTTTTCTACAATGTTTTGTTCTTTCAACCATTTAAGACTTTTCTTTGGAACGACAGTATCATCTATTACAGATCCAGCTTCCAAATGTTCGTCTTTAATATCAAAACCAATATTTACTTTTAACTTCATGCTATTACTTCTACCTCAAATTCTACGCCTAAGTAATCTATATTATTAACAGTATAGACGCCATAATTGGTTGCTTCAACAACTCGACAAGATTGTGCTGAGCCGTCTAGCGTTTGATCACTTTCAACTTGAGCTTTAACTGATGAGGCCCCAGAGCTTGCTAAGTATGCGTCCAATGTTTCTTGGCTGTCCTGTGCGTCCACTCTAGACATATAAAGAAAGATAGGTATTGTGTACGTATCTGCACCTCTAGCCATTGAAGTATCATACTCAATGGATTGCACAACACCAACAACTGCTGTCGGTGGCTCTATACTGTCAGGAACATAGTTATATA